TTATTGGATACTCTACGGTGTTAAATAGGAAACAATCATGCCAGTAATTAAAAGAGTCTTAGTGCATTTACACGACGAAGGCCAGCCAGTAACTACGGAATGGCAAGAAATACCTTACTCAAGCCAAAAAGAAATGGTAAGGCCGTTTCGTAATTCACGACTAGCTGCTACAGATTGGACACAGCTACCAGATGTGCCAGAAGCTACCCGATTAAAGTGGCAGGCATATCGCCAAGCTCTGAGGGACATGCCAGAAAACACACCGGACGATGTTGCTTTTGAAAACGAGGCTGATCTTCCGTGGCCTCCAATGCCTGAATAGCAATCATTCGATTAAAATCTAGCCATGACACCCGAGCAAAAGTCAGACGTTATTAGCGAAGCAGCAAAAGCCGCACCTCCGATTGCGATCACTACTGCCGTGACTGTCGGCGGTATGACTATTAATGAATGGGTTGCCATTGCCACGCTGATCTACATTGTGTTACAGTCCGGATGGCTTGTCTGGAAGTGGTATCACGCTATAAAAGACAAGAAGAATGCGAGTTTATCCTCCGATAGTTAAAGTTGTTTGGGAGGATGCCGCTCACGACACACTAGGCTGGGGTGAAAGCCTAGAAAAAGCCAAAGCGTTTCAAGTACCTGTCATTGTCAGCGTTGGATACTTAGTCGCTGAGAATAAAAAGGGTTTGAAGATTTGTCAGTCTATTACGGACGACGCTATTGCTCAGAGCTTGGTAATTCCTCGCAAGATGATTATCAGCATCGAGCGAAAGGCTTGGCAGTGCGTAAAAAATCGGAAGATGAAGAATTCATCAGGGTCTGGAAAGAGCTAGGCAGTCCAACTAAGATTGCAGATCGCATAGGTCTTACGCTTCGCAATGTGTACGAGCGACGAAGGGCAATCGAGAAAAAATACAACATCCTTTTACCAACAAAAGACGCTCGTTTTACCTTACCTGAGAATCGTAAACGAGCGACGCTAGAAACTGAAGGTTATGTGATCGTATTCTCTGACGCTCACTTCATGCCTGGAGAGCCTTCTGCGGGCTTTAATGCGCTCTTAAAACTTATCAAGACACTTAAACCTAAAGCAATCATTGCAAACGGAGACATCCTCGACGGTGGCACCATTTCAAGATACGGACCTATGGACTGGGAACCAGTCACTAGCCTGCGCGACGAACTCGAAGCAGTGCAGTGGCATATGGATCAGATCGTCAAGGCTTGCAAGGGCTTAGGAACTTTTCTGCATCGCACTACCGGCAACCATGACATCCGCTTCGATAGAAAGCTAGCGGGTACGGTACCTGAGTTCAAAGGCATCGCAGGAACAACACTTAAAGATCATTTACCTGAGTGGTCTGTAAGCTGGTCAGTGATGGTCAATAACATCTGCATGGTAAAGCACAGGCTTCAGCATGGCGGTATTCACTCTGGTTATAACAACGTCTTGAAGGCTGGCATATCGACCGTGAGCGGCCATACACACCTGCTGGATGTTAAAGGCTGGGGCGACTATCGCGGTAGGCGTTATGGTGTAAGCACAGGAATGCTTGCAGACCCATGCGGCAATCAGTTTGGATATACCGAGGATAATCCTTTGCCTTGGTGCTCAGGCTTTGCTGTGCTGCACTTTACAGATGGTCTACTCTTACCGCCTGAGCTGGTCGAGGTCATCGAAGGAACAGCCTATTTTCGAGGAGAAGCCATTGCGTAGAGCTATTGCAAGCCTATCGCTTAGTGCGGCAGCTTTGATAGGTATCGCTGTGCACGAGGGCTATTCTGATCGTCCGATCATCCCTGTCAAAGGCGATCGGCTAACTATCGGATTTGGTGACGCCACCAACGTCAAGCCAACAGACAAGACCGATCCGGTTAGGGCATTGATTAGGCTTGGTGAGCATGTAAGCCGGTTTGAATCAGAGATGAAGGCTTGCATTGGCGATGTTCCTTTGCATCAGCACGAATGGGAGGCCTACATCTCATGGGCCTACAACGTAGGATCAGGAGCTGCTTGCAAATCAACGCTGGTAAAGAAGCTAAAGGCCAGGGATTACGCTGGAGCCTGTAAAGAATTACTGAAATGGGACAAGTTCCAAGGTAAGACGCTTGCAGGGCTCACCAAGCGCAGGAAAGACGAATATCGACAGTGCATAGGGGTGAAAGCATGACTGACTGGCGGCTCGTTGCTCTTATCGTTACGCTTGTACTCACGCACGGCACTGCCGTTTGGATGGGTCGCAGTATAGGCAAGTCTGCTCTAGATAAAGCCATGATTGAGCAGCAAAACCAAATCATCGAGTTAGAGCAGCAAACCAGAGAAATCGAACAACGACTAACCGCCGAGAAACATCAAGCCGAGGTTAAATATGCCCAATCTAAACGCCAAGCGGCTAGCGCTGCCACTGCTAATTTGTCTGAGCTTGAGCAGCTGCGCCACTCGCTCGCTTCCCGTAATCAGTCAACCGGCAAAGATACCGCCTCCAGCACCGGAGCTTATGGAGCCACAGAGCGCGAACTTTTCCGAGCGTGTGCAGAAACTCTTGCAGGCATGGCGGCAGAAGCTGACCAAGTAAGCGTTAAACTGTCTGGCCTCCAGGGTTATGTGAGCGCAGTTTGTGCAAAGCAATAACCTTATCGCGCACCATTTGCCCTATATGCTCACCATGCACTTTGTCGATCTTTTCCAGTAGATCTAAACGTTTGGCTTTAGGCACTCGCAAGACCATGAGCGCCCAGTCATGAACAACAAAGGGCAACGCTTTTTCATACGCTGCCCTTATTTCCTCAAGGTCAGAACTCTTAACCTGCTTGATAAGGTTGATCCACGATTCCACGGATCGACCACTCCCGAAAAGCCTTATGTTTTGCCATTGTGTCTGGGCACTCGGTTGACGGTGGAATCCAGCCGCGCTCCCTCCAGATTTCTTCTACGGGTCTGAACTTTTCTGTCCTTGTCTGATTCTCGATTAACTCTTTCCAGTTGCTCATAATAAGCCTTTCGGGAACGGATAGACCGCATCCTCGTGAGGAGTTCCTGGCCGTGGTGCATTGAAGAACCTCCGTTTTTCCAACTCTGTAGGCTTCCATTAGAATTACTCCTTCATAAGTAACATGGAATTTATTTCTTTGTGTCTTTGTTTGTGGCATGGCTGGCAAAGCCAAACAACATCTAGCTTTTTGTCATAATCTTCATGATGGGCCAGCGATTTTGAGTTGTTACACTTTTGGCAAGGCAGCCGCACAAGATCGCCTTTTTTTATAGCCCTTGAAACTGCGTTATGAGCCGCAACTCTTCTTTTATCGGCATTTCTCCACAAGCGATTGACCTCGTTATGTAATTTTTTTCTATGATCCAATGTTGATCTTTTTTTATCGTATTCGCGGTATTTTTCAAGATTGTTTTTTCTGTGTTTTGAGTTGTCATTTTTTGTACACTCTTTACATTTATTAAGGTGACCGTCAGCCATGTATTGATGTGCGTAAAACTCACTTAACAGCTTGACGGTCTTGCACTTAAAACATTCTTTTGAATCGACCATGCTGCATCTCCTGTGCTGTAGATGCAACCATTATAGACCGATTCTAATTAAAAGGGATGTCACTATCCTCGTCATCGTTAGTCTTAGCGGGTCTAGTTTCCACGTCTTTCTGCTGGAACTTTAGGCCAAGATACTTTCCGTCGGAACCCTCGTTTACCCATCCGCTGATCCAGTAATCAATACCGGCTATCGTTGCAGACCCTCGATAATCGGGGTGTTGCTCCTTTTCTTTCTTTTTGTTCTTGCTTAGCGACCCTGTTAGTTCTTTTGGCATAGCTGTTGCTCCATTTGTTCAACCTCGACCAGGAAGTTAGTAAGTTGGATTTCGATAATCTTGAAATCCTCTGGCTTTGGTTGATAGCGAATAACGAATAGTTGCAAGTGCTCAGGCAGCCGTGGATCGAACGACACAAAATCGCACCACTTGCGCCCAGTCACGAGCATTTGAGTAAGCATTTGAGACTTGTACTTTGCTGGCACCTCCTTGGCTAGTAAGTAATCAACATGGGTATTGCTGTTTGGGCATTTGATCTCTAGTAAACCATCGTCGGCAAAGCCATCAGGAGACGCTCCAAGCCATTTTATAGACGGGTGAGTATGAAACCCTGTCTGCTCTACAAAAACGCCTGTATGGGCCTCATAGCAAGCCCTAGCGACGGGTTCTTGCTCGACACCCCATTGCATTGCTGCCGACTGGAATCCTTCGACGGGCAACTTCGTCAGTCTTTCCGTGACCAACTGGATTGCATAGTTGCGCCTGGTCGCAGTGCCTTGCTTTGCAATCGCATCGCTAGCCCTGCTCGCAGTAACGTGTCCCAGCCTAGCCTGATACCACTCAATCGTTCGCTGATCCATGTGTGACCCCTATCGTTTCCTGATGCCGAGCTTTACAAGGTCAAGCTCTGAATCCTTCATTTCGTCGGTCCAAATCAATCCCTTTTCTAGCGCATAGGCCAGAATCTGCTCGACATAGTTAGTAAAAGATTCCGTGTTTAACTCTGTTGTACTCGCTTCGACTTCTTTTAGCTGCCCATTCGGTAACTCGATCATCTCTGAGCCTAAGAATCGAGATTTAGCCCACTGGTGCCAGATTTCCTGCGAATACCGGCCACCGACTAGCTGCTCCGAGCAAGCAGTCAGCAAAGCCCAATAAAAGCGATTCTGAGCCGCTGTTCGAGGTGGCTTGATGATAGTTACCATAAGGCCCAATTCAGCGCCTTGTATGGCCTCTAAAGCCCTTACACGGTCGCTTTCAGTGGTGAGTATGATTCGCATTTCGCATGTACCATTTGTGATTAAACCGAAAAGCGCGTTTAGCACCTTCCTCAAACTTGTTTTGCTTTTCCGAGTACATAGCCTCCAGCAGTCTGCGCCTGAACTCTCCAGCGTTAACGTCAAGCCACATCAGATAACCATCGATGTCTTCAGACAGCAGGAATCGCATGGCTGAGACTGCATCGTCTTGCGGCGTGACTCGGTTAGGAATCTTGCAAGCGTCATCAACGGCTAGCTCAATGACAGCCCAGAGCAATTTGCGGCATCGTTGCGCTTGTATGCTATTGAGTAAATCTTCTTCGAATCGATCAATGTTCATTGTGTCGCCTGTAATAAAAGGCCCATGCGCCTTTGTCAGTCCTGCGCTTAAATAGCTTCGTTTTGCTTATCAGCCGGTTTGCTTCCAATACCCTGATCATCTTGAGCGCGTTTTGTGGCGTACAACCAAACTTATGCGCCAGATCGTTTAGTGATTGCCAATCACTCAGCTCGGCAAGATAAGCCTTTTGAGTCTTTGTCAGCGGTCTCGGCGCTGCCTTGTTGATGAGCAGCTTGCCAAACTGCGCGACAGCCTTTAAGAACTCATCGCGGCCAGAGATAAGCACACCGGATCGCTTAGCAGCATCGAGTATCTGTTGCTGGTTCATTTCTTAACCTCGGTGAGCTCTCGCTTGCGCTTGTCTTTTACTTCTTCGAGTTTCTTAATCATCTCTGGATTGTTCTTGCTGGCCTTGTAAGCCTGCGCGAATATCTGCTTCAAATCCTCCATAGACTCAGCACTAGCTAGCTTTGCAATATGGTCGTTATCAGGTTCTGCGCCATGTTCTACAGATTCTGCACCGTCTGGCAAATCTTCGCCTGCGTAGATGTGCAAGCCAATCCCATGCAGGGCGATAGCC